ACCATACTTTTACAGATGATTTAAGGCAAAGACCCTTGACATCTAAAAAGATGCAGAGTATAATGGCTCAAGATATTGATGATTTAGATGATGAAGTGAAACGAAATTATCAAAGGAATGACATACTAATTAATTTGGATAACATACCAGAAAAATTAGAAGAAGAAATCTTAGATGATTTTAAGAGTGCTACTTGTGGTGACAGAAGTAAACTATTAAAATATTTTATAGATAAAAGGCTGAAAAGTCTAACTGAACAAATTGGAGAATTTTAAAATGGCAAATGGCAATGTAACATTATTGTTTTCAGAAATACTTGATAAAGTACATAAGGCAAAAACAAAAGCAGAAAAGGTAGCAATACTCATAGTGAATGATAACAGTTCATTAAGAATGGTATTGAAGTCATCTTTTGACCCAAAAATAGAATGGGTTATACCAACAGGTGATGTACCATACAAAAAAAATGATGCTCCTATGGGAACAGAACATACTGTTCTTCAAAGTGAAGCAAGAAAATTGTATCACTTTATTAAAGGTGCAGACAATGATACAACCCAACATCAAAAAGAAAACATGTTTATTCAAATGTGTGAGGGTTTACATGAATCTGAAGCACAATTATTGTGTGATGCAAAAGATAAAAAATTACACCAAGTATATAAAGGTTTATCGAAAGATGTAGTAAGAGAGGCTTTCAAATGGGATGAAAATTTCATGATTGAGAAAGCACCTGTATATCCAGCAGAACCTGGTAGTGCTTCTGGTGTCGAGAGATAAGACTTGACAAGTCTTGTTAGACCTGTTAGAATGGTTAATGATGAGGATAAAGTAAAAGTTCCCGTTCATGTCAGCTCACTCTCTCTCGACCTCATCATATAGAGTTGACATGAACACCTTATTAGGTATTATATTATGAGTAAGATTAAAAAAATACCATACAAATTTGTTCATGTATATTGGATTGATATTCAATCTGATAGTTCATGGCGAAGTGTTGAAGATGTAAAAGAAGACAATCTACCTAGATGTCTAAGTACAGGTTTTTTAATTAGTGATGATGATGAAATGATTAGAATTGTTTCAGATTTTAATTTCAAAGAAGATGGTAGTATTGATGAATGTGGTAATTCTACAATCATACCAAAATCTGTTGTACAAGATATAAAAGAGGTCACATAATGAGAAAAATATTATTAGTATTATTACTAATAGGATTTGATGCATATGGAAATGAAAGAGAATGTTTAGCAGAAAATGTATATTTTGAAGCTAGAGGACAAGGACAAGCTGGATGGGTAGCAGTTGCACAAGTCACATTAAATCGTGTACAAGATACAAGATTTCCAAATACAATATGTGAGGTTGTCAAACAAGGGTTAACATATGAGAGTGGCCACCCAATCAAAAACAAATGTCAATTCAGTTGGTATTGTGATGGTAAATCAGACAAAGTAAAAAACTTAAAAGTTTATAGTGAAATTAATGAGTTAATAAATTATGTTCTTGACCAAAAGTTATTTGATTTTACTGGTGGTGCAACTCATTATCATGCAGATTATGTTAGACCAGATTGGGCAAAAACTAAAACTAAAACGATTGAGATTGAAGACCATATTTTTTACAGGTGGGAAAAATAATGTTTGAACATGTAATTAGAAATCCATTCGACATGAAACCAGTTTTTAATCCTTGTGAAAAACCAAAGTTTAACGCAAATGAAACAGACATTTTTATACAAGCTCAAAAAAGAATTGAGTTAGATAATTTAGGTAAAAATATTCACTTTGAAACACCACTTGCTGTAGAAGAACAATTAGTATTTAAGACAGCACAAAGACTAGGATTGTTTAATCAGAAAAGTGATTACAGAGTTTTGATTGATTGTGATAATATACAACAATTAGGATTGGCAATAGAAGATGATGTAGTCATTATGCATAATGGTAAATTAGAAGCATGTTTCGTAGCATTTCCGTCATCATGGAATGCTGGTGAAAAGGTAGGAAAAAGTTTAACAGAATTGCATGAACCTATTGCAGATAATCAGGCATTACTTCGTGCATCTGATGGTATCATGAGAGCCATGTGTAGTGGTCAATCATTTCATAGATACACTTGGGGTATATCATCATTAAATGGATATAGTAATCATCCATTATATGAGAAACCAGAGTTCGATTCACTAGATGATTTGACATTTAGAGTAGAACATGAAAGGACTATGACAGTCACAGAGGGGACCACAGCAGTCTTCTTAATACATGTTGATATATACCCACTAAAAGATGTCTTAAAGAGTGATTTTGGACTGATTAAGGGGGCTATTGACAGTATGAGTGAGAGTGTATTAGAATATAAGAATCTATTTAAAGTAAAGGAGTTGATGAATGAATATCTTTTATCTACATGAAGACCCAATACAAAACATCAAATGGCATGTTGATAAACATGTTGTAAAGATGGCAACAGAATATGCACAATTACTATCTACAGCACACAGAGTGTTAGATGGTGAATTGTATGAAGATAGAACAAAAAATAATCATAGAATTAAAAGGTGGAAACTACCTGATAATAAGGAAAGTATATTGTACAAAGCAAGTCATGTGAATCATCCTTGTAATGTGTGGGTGCGTGAAAGTAAATCAAATTATCGTTTGATGTACCAGATTTACATGGCTTGTCTTGCAGAGTATACATACAGATATGGAAAAATACATGGAGCATCGAAACCATCTATTAGTCTACTTAGGACACCAAATAATATTAAGGATATTGGATTGACAGAATTACCTCAAGCAATGCCAGAATATTGTAAGGTGATAGGTAATCCAATTCAGGCATATAAAAATTATTATATAAATGAAAAGAATGGATTTGCCAATTGGAAAAATAGAACGAGGCCAGAATGGTATGGAAATATATAATAGTAAAGACTTAGCAGAAGATATTGAGTTTTTAAAAATGACAATTAAAAATTTAGAAAAAACTGTAGAAGAACAAAATGAAAGAATTAATTCTATGGAAAAAAATTGTGATGAATTTTATAAAAACATAGAAGAATTAGAATCATTGATTGAAGAATTAGAACCTCATATATCAGAAGTAGAATATCCAAAGGAAAGATAATGCCAACATATACATTTAAAAACAAAGACACAGGTGAAGAATTTGATAAAGTAATGAAAATTGCTGAGAAAGAACCTTATCTAAAAGATAATCCAAATATATCAGCAGTAATAACTGCACCTAATTTTGTGGGTGACCATATTATTAAAAAAATGGATGGTGGTATGAAAGAAACTCTACAAAAGATTGCAGACAAGAATCCTAATACACCGTTGGCAGATAGATTTTCTAGGAAGTCTGCAAAAGATATTCAAAAGGAAAAAGTGGTTAAGAAGTATAATTTAAAAGACACCATAGTATAAATAGTATCGTGATATAATCAATTTAATAGATTGTACACAGGGGATTAAGTGACGGATTACTTAATCCCTACTTTTTAGGTAAACATTATGAAAACAAGAAATTTTGTAGCAAAATATCTTCGTAAATTCTGTAAATCAAAAGTTGAAACAGATAAAAAAAAAGAAGATAAAAAAGGTTATGTAAAACATAAAGGTGATTTAGATGGCGAAACCAGAAGTAGGTGATATGATAGAACATTCAGAACCATCTTTTGATAGAGTTGCCACAGGCAAAGTAGTTGAATTATTAAGTTCGCAATTTATTTATGAGGTTCACAAGGTAGTAGAAAAGGGTAGAGAAAAAATACCTGTAGATAAAACTAGTACAAGAATGTGTATGTTTAATGAAACATGGAGTAAGATTTAATGTCAAGAAAAAAAGAAATTAATGCTGGTGATTTGGTAAAAATTGAACCAATTACAGATAATCAAAAACTAGTATTCGAAGGTTATAAAGCAGGTAAGAATGGTTTCTTATTTGGATGTGCTGGTACTGGTAAAACATTTGTATCATTGTATCTTGCATTACAAGATGCACTTAAACAAGGAACAGCTTTTGATAGAGTTGTGATTGTTCGTTCATTAATACCAACAAGAGAAATAGGATTCTTGCCTGGTGATGAAGAAGACAAGGCAGCTTTGTATCAAGTACCATATTCAAACATGGTACAGTTTATGTTCAAACAACCTAAT